CGTCCTGAATTGCCTTCTCTGTCTGTGCTTCGGTGAATTCGGTCATGTGGGGGGGGGTGCTCCTAAGCTGTTTGCATTTGTGGGGGTGTGTCTATCTGCGTGGCGATATCAGCGGCCTTGCCCATCATATCAGCTCCCTTGAGCTTCAATTGATGCGCGCGGTCGGCTTCGTCGTTCGCCATGTCCATTTCTTTGATCATCTTATCAATCTCGCCACGGATCTTGGCGACTGTGACGGCGGTATCTTCCGGCGGTTCACCCTGCGGCTCTTCCGGCATACTGCTGATAAGGCTTTCGAGTGTACGGGACTTCGGGAAGCCGCGCACGCCGAACATGAGCAATTCCTTGATCGTCTTAAAGTCGAACTGCCCATTGCCTGCCAGCGGGGCAACCTGCGAGACAAACTGCGAGAACGCGCCCAGAAACTCTATGCGTGCCTCTTTGTCGGCCTGTTCGTCGGCAAGGATGGTCGATTGCGTTTCAATCGTGACGCTGATCTTGCGGCGGAAGTCGTCTTTCAGGCGCTGGTGCACCAATTCCCATGAGGTTTCGGGAATGCGCTCGAACTTGGGTTCCGGCGGTGGGGGCGGCAATGGTCCCTGCATCGCGCCTTCCTGCACCATTTGCTCGGCAAGCTGGTACATCTGCATAATCTCGCCGTGCTGCGCGGTCGCCATCTCCTGCTCCATCCGCATCATCTCGCGTTCCATCTCACTCATGGGCAGCGGAATGCCGGTAATGTCGGCCAGTGTGGTGGTGTCGAAGTGTTCAACCGCAATCTCAACCATGATACGCAGCATGTCGCGGGCGAACAGTGCCATTTTTCGCTGTCGGTCCTGCAAGCGCAGACCAGCATAGCGGCCTTTGATCTGCTGCGCCGTGGCCGTCTCGTTGGGGTCGCCCTGCGCGCGCATGATATCAGAGACGCCAGACGCCTCGAACATGGCTTGCTTGGCCCCTTCACGCAGTTGGGCGAGCGCCTGTATGGCCGTGATCATGTGTTGCAGCGGTAGCCACTGAATGATGTTGCCACTGCCACCCTTGTCCATGAGCTTGATCCAGTCGGACACGGGGATCATCTGGTTTGTGCCGTCGAGTAGCTTTTTCACCTCTGTCTGCATGGTGCCAGGGAACAAGCCGGATACGCTCAGGGCGTCGAGGATTGTCTTCATCTTCTTGGACGCCAGATCAATCTCATTGGCGCGGCGCTCATAATACCGGATATCGGGGCGCGGCGTCATTTGTTGACCCTTGGTTGTCGCCAGCAATGGCTTGGGCGTGGGGAAGAAGTGCTCCAGCCCCAGCGGGTCTTCGGACTTGTCCAGCAATTCAGGGCACTCTTTGCACCACCAGATCACCTCACCGCTTTCACGGTTCCATATCTCCCAGACGTTGGCCGTGTCGAACGGGTTGTTGTTCTGCGCGCCGGAATCCGTATCGTCGCCCATGAGATTGTTGTTCTTCTCGTCGTCACCGGGTGCGCGCGACTGTCCAGACAGGCCTTTATCGTTGAACGCCATGGCGTCCGCTTTTTCCTGCCCAAAGCGCTCAATGACCTTTGTGCGGGTCATGGGCGTCTCAAAGGCGATCCACGGCGCCTGGTTCCATCCATGCCCTGCGGCGATCAAGAAGCGGCGCCACTCGGTCGGGCCCACCTTCACCTCTTCGGATGCCTTAACCTGCGCCGCCTCGCGCGGCTCTTCCTCCAGCGCGTCAGGATCATCGGCACCGGCAATCTCTGGCTCTGCGTCCTTCATGGTCGCTTTGTAGTAGGCGCGGCAGCTTCCGCGACCGGCAATCAGCCAATCGTCACGCGCTGCGGCCATGGCATCATCAAAGTCGGTAGTGTCGAGCAGGTACTCCGCGATCCGTTGACCCGCTTCCGCCACCATGAGGTCCGTCTCGTCCGTCTTTCCATCACCACGAAAGCGGCGGCGCACAACGGGCTGCGGCGTCTCACTGAACAGAAGGGGGCGTAGAACATCGATGGTGCCGTGAATAAGCGCGACCTTATCGGTGATCCGGTTCATGTTGCTTTCGTCGCTGGACTTACTGCCGGGGTCGTTGTCCTCACCAAAGTACAACATTTCGCACTCTTCGGCCTCTGCGCGCCAGCGGCGTTCATAGATCATGGCCGCGTTGATCTGGTCATTCCAGAACTTGGCGTTTTCATCCGGCCCTTGCTGTTCAGCTTGGTCGTCAGTCTCCGGCGATCCCCCAAGCTCAAGCTCTCGCGTGGGCTGGTAAGGCTCGATCTGGTCGCCGTCACGTCCTGCTTCGTAGCTTGCCACGATTTCGCGCTTGTCAGACATATTCACCAATCATCCGGTTTGTTTTGCTCTCTGCGGGAGTATAGATCCTCAAGGGTATCCCCGTGCGGCGAACCTTTGGCGTCTGGCCGTCTGCCTTCGATGATCTTATCCAGCATCCGCGCAAACAGCGTGGCGGTATCTACCGTGTCGTCGTGCCGACCGGCGGGGAACTGTTTAAGCTCCTTCTCGAATGCGTCGATCCCGTTGAGAAAGTCAGGGCTGATTTCATCGCGCTTTGGCAGGTACAGCTTGCCCATTGCCGCCATGCCAAGAAGTGATTGCGCGCGCATCTCTTTGCTGGTGGTCGAGTTGAGCTGAACCCGGTCAGTGAAGGCGCGCTCACGGTCGGCCATCTGAGATAGGAACGGGCCAACAGACTTTATGATCTGCCCGCCCTCTTCGCCCCAACGCAGCGGCTTCCACTTTTTGACCAGCCGTATCCAGTGCTTTACCCAGATATCCGGCGTCTCGCGCCCGCGCCACATATCCAGCAGGTACACATTCCAATCGCTATCGACCGCCCAGACCATGTGAACGGTGTAATCAGGATCAGGACTGCCCGCCTCGTCGCTCACGGCGTAGTCAGACGATCCGTAAACCTGCATGGCCGTGATATCCAGCCGACCAGGGGAGTACCGATTGATGTGCTCAGCCTTGAACATCAGACCCTCGGCGGGGCTTGGCCTCTGTTGATAAAGCGCAGACCAGATATAACCGCCGCGCTTTTTGATGCCGCCCCAAGCCTTCTCGCCCCACATCGAGGGCCACAGCCATTCACCCACCTTGCGGCCAACAGGGTCATTCTCATGCTCGGCCATGGCGGGGATGGATAGCACAAACCACTTCTCGCCCGTCTCGCGGTCCTTGTACCAGCCGGTTTTGCCGTCGAAGTTTTCAGGGAGGATGCGCCCAGCCGGATCATCTTCATGCCAGCGAGTCGTGACAATCAGTTGCTTCCTGCGGCCCTGCAATCGCGTCAGCAGGTCGGCCTTGTACGTTTCCCACGCTTCATCCCGCATGTGAGGGGATTGCGCCATCTTCCGGCCTTTAATCAGATCGTCCATGATCAGCCAGGAAGCGGGGTTGCCGTGCGTCGAGCCGCCCATGAGGCCAAAGCCGTTGTATTCGCCCCCCTGCTCTGTCGCCCATTGGCTTTTGGCCTGACTGTCCTTTGCCAGCGTTGTGTCGAACGGATATAGCGGGGAACGCAGGAAGTTGCGGACGATCTTGCCCATCTTGTCCGCGAATTTCTGCGTGTGGACGCCCGACATGATGTATTCTTTGGGGTAGCGGCCCATGATCCAGCTTGGGAAGAGCTGCGTGCAAAGCGTGCTCTTCGCCATGCGCGGCGGGAGGAACACCATAGCGCGGTCCACCTTGTCCTCTTCCATCGACTGCAACAGTCGGCAGATCACCTTATGGTGCGATTCCGGCAGAAAGCCCGTCATGCGCATGTAGTAGGCGACAAAGGACTCCTTTGCGCGGCGGCGGTCCTGCTCTTCGAGAAGGGCGAGGTATTCGAGGTCAGAACCGTCCATGACGATTATGCGCCGGTATCGTGTTTGCGCCGCGCTTCAATCGCAGCGATCCGCGCGTCAATGTCGTCTCGGTCCATCTTGCCCAAGGCGTCAGGCGTCACGTCCAGCGCTTCCTCACCCTCTTCGGTGCTGCTGTTCATAATCTTCACTGACCCCTTCCAGCCCTCAAAGCTATTGCGCGGGTCGTCGCCCCATGTTTCGGGAAACCTCTTGCGCAGAATTTCGAGCAACAGAGTTTGCTTTGCGGTCGGGTGGACAAGCAGGCTCACAGCCTTTTCCGTCCAGTAGTGGTGCAAGAGGTGCCATGCGATGCGGCAGTGAGCGTCAAACTCTTCGTGCTTGTGGCACCAGTTGTAGAGCGTCTGCATGGTCACGCCAATTTCTGCGCACCACGTCTCTGGGAATTTGCCTTTCTGTGCCAGCGCGCGGATAGTCAGCCCGTGTTCGGGGTCATATCGGTCGCTGTTGTTGCTTTTCTGATATGGGGCAACGGCGACAATATTGGCGCGGACACGAGCCAAATCAGAACACTCCTGCCCGCAGGTCTTCGGCTACGTCCCATCCCCCGTGTTGCTCTGCTCTGACAATGAGGCCGCGCTCTCCGAGGCTCTTGAGCATGTTGGTTGCGGCTGTCTCTGGGAGGGCCATGTCTGAGCGTAGGGCGCGGGCTGCGCTTAGGCTTGCGGGGCGGCGTTTGATTGCCTGTAGGGCGCGGTAGTCAATGGCGCCGATCTGGTGCGATGTAAGAAGCCTTGGCATGTACCCTTCCCCTGTGCGTGTGGCGAGATATGCGCGGGCGTTTTCCATGTCGTTTGGAACGGCCATTTGGGACAGATTTACGAACCCAAATTCCTGCATTATCATAACCATTTCAGACAGTTCATGCAA